AGACACCTTGGGGGGCTATGCGCGACACAGCCCAAGTCGATACGCTGAATAGTGTAACCCGTCAGTGGGTGTCTCAGATTATCTGGGGCGGGCTCTTGACGGAGAACGTGGTGCAAGCAACCGCCCGCGATATGATGGCCACGGCCATGATGGCGCTGGAGATTAAAGGATACCCCGTCATCCTGTCCGTACACGATGAAATCATTTGCGAAGTGCCAGATAATTTTGGTTCGCTTGACGAAATGATTGACATCATGACGCAAGTTCCTGCATGGGCCGAAGGCTGCCCGATAAATGCCGAGGGTAAACAGGGAAAGCGTTATCGAAAATGATTTCAAGCGGAAAGATTTTGGCGGGCAACTATGGATGAACAAGCAAAACCTTGTGTCAAATGTGGTGTGGTGGATCGTAATACGCGTGGCGAATGTAAACCCTGCAAGAGTGAACGAAACCGCAAATGGCGCGAAGTGAACCGTGAACATTGCGCCGAGTATCAACGCGGATGGGCCGAGGCAAACCGGGAACGTCAGCGCAAATACCGCGAAGAAAATAAAGAACACATCATCGAGTATCAGCGCAAATGGGCCGCAGCCAATAGCGAGCGCATCGCCAAGCATCAGCGCAAATGGGCACAGACTAACTCGGATAGACGCATGGTGCATAGGCAGAACCGCCGCGCTCTTAAATCAAGAAATGGTGGTAAATTGTCCAAGGGCATAACTCAAACTTTGCTGATCTTACAAAAGAACAAATGTGCATGCTGCGGCTATAGCCTAGAGAACGGCTACCATTTAGACCACATCCTGCCGTTGGCCCTTGGTGGAAAAAATGTAGACAGTAACGTACAATTGTTGACGCCGATATGCAACATGCGTAAGGGCGCGATGCACCCAGACGATTGGGCGCGAAAAAAGGGGAAGACACCACAATGACAGCACACGCAAAGTTTGGCGCATCGAATGCGAAGCGCCGCATCAACTGCCCCGGCTCACTCAACGCCGAGGCTCCGTTCCCTAATGAGAGTTCACCCTACGCTGAACTTGGTACGGCCGCGCATGAACTTGGTGAGTTCTGCTTAGTCAATGGACATGAAGATGCCTTCGCCTTCATTGGCCAAGAGCATAACGGCCATATAGTTGACGACAACATGGCCCGTGCGGTGCAGGTTTACATCGACCACGTCCGCGCAACAGCCGCGTTGGAACCAAGCCTATGCCGCTATGAGAAACGTTTCAGCTTAGACAAACTCGACCCGCCCATGCCGATGTTTGGCACGGCCGACTGCATCATTTATGGAAAAGAGACTGGCACGCTTTACGTCATCGACTATAAGCACGGCCAAGGTATCGCTGTTGAAGTTGCAGACAACGAGCAGCTTAAATATTATGCGCTCGGTGCTATCCTAGAGATTGGCGAGAAGGCTCCAGTCAACAAAGTCATAACGGTTGTTGTCCAGCCACGCGCCATGCACCCTGACGGGCCGGTGCGGGAGTATAGCTACAGCCGCGACGAGATCATGGACTTTGGCACAGACCTTATTGACGCAGCGCACGCAGCTATGAAGCCGGACGCACCGCGCATCTCTGGCGATCACTGCAAGTTTTGTCTGGCGGCGGGAACCTGTTCGGCCCTGCGCAACAACGCCCTTGAAATCGCACAAGACGAGTTCGGCACAGTGCGAAACATCAATGACCTATCCCCTCAAGAGATCGCGGACTTTCTGGAAAGGGTTCCGCTGATTGAAGAGTGGATTAAATCTTTGCGCCGCCACGCCAATAGCCTGTTAGAAACTGGCGGTGGGCTTCCCGGCTACAAGCTGGTTGAGAAACGACCGACCCGTCGCTGGCGTGTTGAAGAAGAATTTGTGGCTTGGGCCGCAGAAGAAGGTCTCGATGACGACGACATCTACGAAAAGAAGTTGAAGTCGCCACCGCAGATCGAGCGCATCGTGGGCAAGAAGAACTTGCCGACATCGCTCGTCATAGCTGTATCATCCGGCACATCAATGGTCGCTGATACAGATAACCGTCCGGCTGTTGCCCTGTTGGCAGCAGACGAGTTCAACGTTGAATAAGGAAACACCGATGTCAAAAGTTATTACACCTGAAGCCGTTATCTCTTACCCGCATGTGTTCGAACCACAGACCCCTCCGGGTGCAAGTGAGCCAGTTTATTCTTGCTGCCTTGTATTCCTTGACGGGACGGACATGTCCGAACTGAAGGCGACGGCGGCTGCTGTGGCCAAGGAGAAGTGGGGAGACAAGACCAAGTCGTTGATGGAAGGTGGCAAAATCCGTATGCCTTTCCGCAACGATGGCGAAGAGAAGGGCTACCCTGAAGGGTCGGTCTTCATGAACGTCAAGTCGAAGCAGCAGCCCGGTGTTGTCAGCAAGTTTGCTGGCGAGAACGGCAAGCCTGCTCCGATTATTGACCCCAAGGAAATCTATCCGGGTGCAAAGGTTCGCGCCTCACTGCGGGCGTATGCGTACAGCGTGAACGGCAACAATGGCGTTGCTTTTTCTCTGGGCAATCTTCAGAAGGTAGCCGATGGCCCCCGTATGGATGGCCGTCTGTCTGCTGCGGACGAGTTCACCGCGACGGAGCGTCCGTCCGCAGACATCTCGGACCTTGACGATTTGCTTTAAGTGAAAGGAAGGCTGGGGAGTATGGAAGTCGCCCCGGCTTTTCTAGGTAGGGGCGGTAGGTTTGGGCTTTCCCGGACGCTTGCTTCGGTACGTTAAAGCCGCCCCTATCAATCTAACGCCTCGGATATCATCTGAGCTTTCTTGGCTAAAGTCTTAGCCACAATCTCATCAACAGAATTGACAAGGCCGAACGTCCGCACGATGACGGGCTTTGTCTGGCCGATACGGTGGCAACGCTTAGCCGCCTGCGCGTTCACTGCCGGAACCCAATCCATCTCTACGAACGCCACCTGATTGGCTGCTGTCAGCGTAATCGCCGTAGAACATGCGGTGATCTGGCCGATAAATACCCGCACTTTTGGGTCGGTCTGGAAGTTGTCAATCGCTGCTTGACGGTCGGCTGTCGGCATACCGCCTGCGACTACCACAGGGTTAAACTCTTGTAGTTTATCGTAGAGCGTCTGTATCGCGTCGGTGTGGTAGGCGAAGATGACGATCTTGTCGTAGGCATCATCAGCCAATTCGCCCGCTATCTGTGTGGCGATGGGCGCTGCCTTGGCCACACCTGTTAGCCGTCTTAATGACGCGATATGCGGGGCGATGCTTTCGATCTCCGCAGCTAAGTCCTGATTAGTCAGCGAATGCGCGAGGATCATATCGACCGCTTCAGCTTGGCGTGGGTCGTCGATGTGTTTCCTATCGCTCCAGTTATCTATCTCGACGGGTGCGGATTGCCACCAGATCGGGGGTAAATCCTTCAACACAACCTCGCCCTTGCGGCGCAGCATGATTGCTTTCAGCACGGTCTTGAACTCTTCCATGCGCTCGGCCTTGTTGCCAAGAACCTGAAGGCCGAACTGGCCGCTCCATGTCTTGCAGAAATATGTTGTGTATTCGGCGAAGTTCAGAGGGTACTGCCAAATCGCCTTCAAGTGTGACCAAAAATCACTGACGTTGTTCGGAATTGGTGTGCCGCTGAGAAGCCAAACACGATCCGCAAAACGAACAAGACCGTCGCCGCGACAATACGGACCATAGATATATTTTGTTCGCTTTGCTTGGCGGTTCTTCAAAAAATGTGCCTCGTCCAGAACAAGAACGTCTGGCTCAAACTTGGCAATCTCATTGCGGACCTCCTTCGACTGTGTGATTTTATCATAGCTGAAGACTTTGACTTCGCGCTCGACGGTTCCCCATCGCTCGAACTCACGACGCCAGTTGATCTTAGCGATAGCCGGGCAGATCACGACGACCTTTGTGAGGCCGAGTGTATCACAGGCTGCGATAACTTGAAGTGTTTTGCCAAGACCCTGCTCATCGGCAAGGAATGCGGCTGGGTTCCTACAGAGAAAGTCTGCGCCGACCTTTTGGTAATCGAATAGATGGTTCATCGTCTTCCCTCTCGGCGGCGTAGCAAGCGATAAGCGCAGCTTCGGCCCGGCCGTCGTCCTTTTTGCGTGCAAAGAGATGGGCGTAATCCGGGAACAACTCTTGTGCCCGCTGACGACTGCCATCCTTCCCTCCGAACGTGCGCATAGACTTAATCCAAGTCGCAGGCGGTATCAACTCAAAAGATACAGACAGGCCAGCAAGGACACCTTCAACGATACCAGCGGCACGGCCGAAGCTGAACATCGAGGACACACCTTGGCCCGGCATGGCGTGAACCTTCTCGATAAGGGCTTTGATCTCGCCAGTTACATGCGGGCGCAAGCTATCGGCCAGCATGTGCGCGTCCACCTGATTGACGACACGCGGCCCACGTTTGACTTTAAGAGTAGGCATGTCGATGACGACAAGTTCTCGGCTATCCTTATCCAGAATAGCAACAGCCCCAAACGCGCCGGGATCAATGCCCACGAACTTCATGGGCGATGTGTATAGTATTAGAAGCTAGTCCGCAAGTGACTGCGTGGCCCCAAAGACTTACGATGGCGAAGCCCGTCGGGTTTGTGGCGACGCTTTGACTTTGGCTGCGGCCGCCATGACATATCTTTAGCACCACTCTTCTTGGCCATTACTAAATCCCCGAAAGAAGCCCGATCAACTTATCGCGCTTAGTTTTCTTTGCGCCTTTGCCGAGAGTTGCCATAATAGCGGAGAACTGTGAGGCGACATCTTCTGGCGAAGCCTGCGGGGCTAGTGAAACCGGAGCGGCAGCCATAGCGACTTTAGTCGTCGTCTCTTTCTTCGGAGACATAACTACCTCTGTATTCGGCTCACCCATGAGGTCTTGCGCACCAACCAATTTTACGAATTTACGGACATAATTCTTTGTTTCGGCAAAGGGTGGTACGCCGCCGTACTTGCGGACATTTCCGGGACCGGCGTTATACGCAGCGGCGGCGACCACGGGATCACCAAACTTCTTCAGCATCTTTGCGTAGTATTTAACACCGCCTTCAATATTTTGGTACGGATCAGCTATATCCGCAACGCCCATCTCTTTCGCGGTGCCGGGCATAAGCTGCATATGACCCTGCGCCCCCGCCGAGGAAGAACGAACATTTTTACCGCTGGCGGTTTCATTCTCGTATATGGCACGAACATGCGAGCGCGGAACGCCGTACTTGTCGGCCATCTCATCTACATAATTGGTATAGCTTTTTGGCATAAATACCTCAAATTCCCTTACCAAAAGATCGCTTTTCACCGTAGATAGGTGCAAAGCCACCCATCTCATCAGACTGTACGTCTATCAAGACCTCTCCCTTTGGCGCTTCATCACGAAATCTCTGAAGCATATCACTTGACGGCTGGAGCGGAGGTTTAATCACAGGTTCTGTAGCGGCAGCCGCAGCAGTTGCCGGACTTAGACCAATCCGAGCCATATTAGCCAATTGCTGCGCTGCGGGGCCTGCTTCACGAGTCATAAGGTATTGCAAACTCTGCCGTCCTTGCGGGGTATACAGTGCGGCCAGTGTGGCCAACGTAGATACCGGCAATTCATACGGAACAGCGCCTTCTTGCTGCGCCAGATACGTCCCACCGGCCCCGGCCCCAATAAGGCCAAGTGCTTGCGCGGTAGCCGCACGGGTAAAAGTTCCGCTTTCAGCGAGGCCTTTGGGCAACTCCATACCGGCCCGTGCAAGGTCTTCGTAGAACCCGCCTATTTTGCCACCACCAAGGGACTTAACTGCGCGGGTAAGACTTGTAGGGCTAACCGTATTATCGGCGTATCCAACAGCTTTATCCAGAACTGTTTGAGCGTTCCACGCTCTATTAAGACGGAGAAGTTCCTCCGCCTGAGCCGGATTTTGTTCGGCTAAAGTGTCGAGCATCCAACTACGGACCTGCGCCAAACCTGAACCGACACGACGTTCAAACCCATCGCTAGACTTCATAAAAGTACGAGCGGTATCTGAAAGGCCGCTAAGTGCGTTCTGTAAATTACGGCCAGAGATACGGCCCATATTATCGGCTACTGCCTCTACGTTTTGCGTTACCGTAGACAGGAAATCGTCCAGCAAACCCTTACGGCTGGCTGGGACATTCAAATTACTAAAAATATCAAGAGCATCATTCTGCCAATTACCCGGCAGCGTCATATCTAGATTTGGCACAAGGTTGTTAAACTTATCGGAAATACTCTTCTTAACCCAACTAACGGCCCTATCTCCCGATAGGTTGCTGGGAAGGTCTACATTGATGAAATCGGCAAGTTTAGTCACTGCCGCCTTTTCAAAATCTTCTGGAACCGTACCACGGGCTTGGCTGATAAGCGCGCCAAGACCGGGAATAGAAGTAAGGGCAGTTTCCGCCATATTTGCGGCTCGGCCAACCGCAGTATCGGTGGCTCCAAGAATAGCGCCCGGCGTAAGACGAACGCCGAGATCAGAAAGCGTGCGGATACCTTCAGATACCTTCGGGGCGATAGTGCTACCAACAAAATCGCCAACACCCTTCCCGACAACGCCAAGGCCCGCTCCAGTAGCGGTTTCTCCCGCAAACTCGGTAGGCGTCTGTGCTTGCGAAAGAAGCGCACTAGTTGCGCCGCCCGATACCGCAGACCCACCAAAAGTAGCGGGAGCCACAGAGCCGCCTCCGGCCACAAGAAAAGGAGTTACGCCAGCTACATTGCCAACAATTTGCGATACTTTGGCAGGTGACTGTGCACGCAAAATGTTCTGTTGGGCTAATATATCGGCCGCAGACGGAGCAAATCCTAAGTTTGCACCAAAACGACTTACTGAAGGGAATGCCTGTTCAAGCCGCATAGCCGCAGTATCCAACGGCTGCCGCGCACCGAGATAAAGTCCTTCAACAATATCAGCAATTGTACCCAAAGCACCGGGAGCCGGTGGCCGTTCCGCTACCGGCTTAGAACGCGCATACGACTTCATAGCCGCGTCAATTACTTCTTGCGACGTTCCATCTGGGAATTCATGGGCTACCCCATCTGCCGATACGGCCTTAATGCTCATTGGATGCGGTTCCCTTGGGCGTCATATCGAATGGTCTTTGTGGCACTTGGACGAATAGCGGCCTGTGCAGCGCGCATAGCGGTAGACTTACGCGGCCGTACTTCCGAGATACGAGCGTCAAGAAATGAACGACGCTCATTTATGAGCGAACGTATACCCCGCATTTTTTCTTCAATGGTTGAGTCCTTATCGTCAGAACTCGGCTTGAAGGCTTCCAACTTCTGCTGGAATTCACGCATATCTTGCGCGCCTTCACCCGGAACACGAGTAATCTGCGACGCAAGAGAATACAACTGACTTGCCGCAGTATTAAATCGACCTACATCTTTACTAACAGACGATGTGGGGGCCACGCTAGGAAAATATTCCCGCAACACCCGCCAAGGTTCAACACCCTTTAACGAACGATTATATATTTGCTCTACGCGGTCAAGCTGCTTACCAATGGTGGTTACTTGCGATCTTGCCGCAGTTAAATCTTGGTAGATTGCCTGAGTAGGGACGGGTGCGGTTGCAGAAGCAGTCGCAGCTTCTGTTCCGGGCCTCAAATTAGCCCTAACATTTTCTGTAGCCGCTGTTTCAGCGCCAGCTACAGCCCCACGAAAACCGGGAAGTTCTGTCGGCTTTACAGGCTGCTGAAGGGCTTCAGGAGCGCTTCTTACAATTGGTGCATCACGCCATCCCATTATGGTTTACTCCGAATATTGCCTTCAGGATCAACAAACTGCGTTCCAGATGGAAGCGCATTGTACTCTTTATCACTCGATACTGTGACCAGACCTTGCAATCGAGCAGATGGATTGACGATTGCTCCCGTGAAAGGGTCACGAGGACGGCCGAGCGGATCAAACGCAAGCCGTGTTGGGGCCTGAGCCTTGTTTTGCTCAATAATCAATTTGGCAAAATCGTCAGCACTCATGACTTGAACAGCACGAGCAAGTTGTGGATTTGTTTGCTCAAGCTGGGCGATATATTGGGCTTTAACGGCTTGAAGCTGCGCTTGTTGCTCCGCCTGCTTACGCGCCTGATCTATAGTAATGCGGTTCTGAAGTTCAGCGGCTTTCTGCTGCTGAAGTTGGGCCATCGCTTCTTGCGGCGTTGTACGGCTTCCCCGCGACACTGACTTAAGGAGCGCACTGAGCGCCATAAGTTTGTCGCCACCAGTAAGCGTACCTTTCAAATTGCCGCCCATTACCTGCGCCAACTTCTCGGCGTCAGTTAGCGGCTTGCTGGGAGTCACAGGGTTTTGGCCAAAAAGACCGAGTGGATTAAATGCCATTATCTACGCCTTACCTTACAATCCAAGGTTTTTAAGAGCACCAAGTATACCCACGACATCTCCCGCCGTTCCGAGGAAACCTTGTCCCGGCTGAGTTGTTGTCTGCGTCATTGGAGACGGAAGACCCTGCGAACCCATGAGCAACGTCTGAAGCTGCTGCTGCGGGAAGCCGCGCTGTTCGAGGAAGTCCTTGTAAGCCAGATCGAGGTTCTGCTGAGCCATGCCGCGCTGTGCTTGGCCTGCGCCTTGAAGCATCGCAGCATAAGCCTGCTGATTGCCAAGCGCCTGTTGGCCGTAGCCGGACAGAGCGGCTGCACCCGCAAGCTGCTGACCCGGCAGATTTTGTGCAAGCCCAGCGGCTTGCGAGTATCCCTGACTGTACAGGTTCGCCAGCGTTTGAGCCGTATTCAAATCTTCTTCGCCTGCAAGCTGTGCCTCATATACGCCACGACGTTCGTTGCCGAATGCCCGCGAAGAAGCAAGCTGAGCCTTGGTAGCAGCGTCACGCTCGGCGCGGTTCTGTGCCAGTCGAGCCATCGTGGCGTCGATGACGTTGGTCTGGAACGGCGACATGAAGCCGGAGACATCTTGCTGAAACTGCTGGGGCGAGTAGCCTGCCGCACGCTGAGCAACTTGGGTGGCTTGCTGAAGTTGCGGCATCCCGACTTGCTGGGTCGCAGCCCCGATTGCCGTCTGGAACGCCTGCTCTTCGGCTGGACGGAAGCCCGCAACGCGTGGCCCCTGATATGCCTGATACGGGATAGCCGCGACTTGCTGTGCGGCTCCATAGTTACGCGCCAGAATATCCTGAATGAAAGGATTGAGTTGCTGTGCAGTGGTTGTTGTAGTCGCCATTATATTCCCCGTGCGGTTTGGCCGCCTAATCCTTCGTTATTAACACAAAACAAAATAGATTGACAGCCCATTAGACATGCCGCGCTCTGACTTGTTCAGAATGTGAAACATAAATCTCGACGTGATGGCCGTCCTCATCTACCAAAATCAATTTAGCTGGCGGGTGAATAAACACATCTTCGCCCATCGTATACTTCATATTCATCGCCTGCTCAATAAGGCGGTTACGCTGCGCCTCATATAGTGGATCGTATTGCGCAGGAGGCGGGGGCAGTTTTAGTTTCATCGACGCCCACCCGGTATAGCATTGAGCCGCTGCGTACCAACCCGCCAATCAGTGTTGCTGGTGGCCGTTACCTTCATCTGTATTTGTCGGCCGTTGAAGCGGACAGATGTAGGGTTCGTCAGGGTATAGGGGCCGTAGGTTTGCTTGTCGCCATTTGGATAATAGCGAGAAGAGAAGGTCGCAGTGACTTCGCCTTGGTTGCGTTCGTCTGGGATCATCTCGTTGATATACAGGATGTTGTCGCCTTGTCCAATCTGCACTGGCCCTGTCTCGGCGTACACGCTTTCCGCCCCGTGGTTCATCCCGATCTCGTGATCGTAAATAAAGCCGTCATCGGACACCATCAATGGGTTGGCGAACACGCCACGGTCAATACCGGCTGAACGGCCCAACGAGCCAATCGACCAGTTGTTCTGGGCGTAGTTCCAGATTACATAGCGGTTGTTCTCTTGGCTGGAGGCCGATGGATAGAAGAACCACACTTCATCAAACTGTGAGTTGTTGACGGCATAAGCCTTGCTGATCTGCGCTTGGTTGATGTCGGAGAACACATAGTCTGACACTTCGCACGGCACAGATTTGACGTAGCCGTCGTACATGTAGAAGCCACGCGAACCCATCCAGACCGCGAAGTTATCCTGAACAGCAATCGCATTCGGTCCAGCAAGGCCGCAAGCACGACCGGCGAACTCAGATGTATATACAAATGGCTGGCCGACATAGGAAACGATGTGCGCGTCAATGTCCGTGAGAACGAGAACTTGGCCGCGAACACGCTTGGCTGTGATAATTTTGCCACCCGTTTGTAGCTCTAGGCTACCAGCAAGGTTCGTGGATGCTGGCGTCCAGATCGTGTTGTTCTCAAGATCAGACCATGCAATCTTGCGTGGATTACCAGACGCACCCAGCGCAAACATCGAGCGTTCGTTCGTGACAAGAACGCCTGTGTTAGATGTCGGCGCGTTCGTTACGACAGCAGCAACAGTCGGCGTTGTCGTATCCAACTGCCACTCATAAATCTTGCCGTCAAAGTTTGAGCAGCCGACGAGATACTCGCCCCATGTATCCAGCGTCCATGTGGTGGCCGGGGTAACAACGCCAACGTCTGGGCGTGGCGTGCCGTAATACCCGGCGCTGTAAAGACCGACGCCATAGCCACCGCCAACAGACGCATTCGGGTTGCCCGGAACAAACCCAGCAGGGGTGATGTCCACGATCACAGACGATTGCGTGATGGCGTAGAGTTTGGAATGTGTGCCGACGGAGATGTAGCGGGTGCTGTTGTTAGAGCGCCATGCGATCATGCCACGGGCTTTGCCGGTAAGAGCGGTTGTGGTTCGTGCCTGCCACCCACCAACGGGACGCATCATCCCCTCAACCCAGCGCACAAGGTTCACGTCATACCACCGGCCAGAACTGTCGAGTTCGGTTCCGTTGCGGTAAACACCCGGCGGGATACTGATAGGGATAAGCGCCATTTAATTACCTGTGCGTAAGACTAAAGTTCTTATATCACTTATTTGGGATTTTTACAGCCTCTTCCCATGCT